TGGGAATTGAATCCCAGGCACCAGGTTCTCACCTGCGCCGTCCACCAGGACACTACGTAGTCCCCGACGTTGTTGGGGCCTTCAGATAGGTCTTGGCTAAGATTTGAATCCTAGCCTACCCTCGGTCCGCGCCTGCCGATTAGGTGCCTAGGCCATAGTTTCCCATGGCCGCGGCTACTCAGTGGTAATACTAGGAACACGGGTAAATTCCATACCTTGGTGGAAACCTCTTGAATCACATAATGTGCTCTCAAAGTTGTCCAGACCTAAGTAGGACCCCTTAATATGTTCGTAGTATTGGAAGGAAAAGTTCACGGTATCAACATCATAGCATGAAACCTCGAAAGTGATCGTAGGCAAATTACCTATAGACCGCCAGTCAAAATTTCACGATAATGTAGTGGGATTTCATACTGGGGAATGGGTTCCTTGCAGAGCGAAAGGATAGAGCCTAATACTTTGTACTAAGATACCCTCTAAACTACAATGAGAACCCTATCCAATATGGTCCCATACATATTATTATCTTTTGTCCTACTGACTGAGTAACGGCGAAGTTCCTGGGTCTCTATGAGACGCACAGGGGAGGAGGATCTTTGATGCTCCGAAACTTGCGTCAGAGTCGGTAGCCTAGACCGATCTGCTCCCGGCCAAAAGCCGAAAGAGGGGTCGTTGACTCGCAACCAATAACTCAACAGTAATTTTTACAATATGCTACACTTTATACAGAGAGCTTGGAGTATGGAATCTCCAATGTCCCCCTATATTCCATGTAGAACATTTTCAATCACTGCTGTAGCATTGATGCTATCATCTCATAAACTCTTTCCAAGAGTAGACTGGGATAAGATCGAGGCAGGCAACTACGCCGCAGTCGATCCTGTAAATCCATCGAACATACTGTATCTTGCAGAGCAAGATTATGTTATAATGGTTAGGGTGTCTCTGACCACAAACAGAACACTAAAAGTGCTTGCGCAGCCAGGAGATGTTCCCCCTTCGATCCCATCCCACGACAACTCAGCTGACCCCAATTCTCAAAATTCCTCCGTAGCATTAAAAACGTTACGGGAGCACCCATGGTTGAGTGCTCTTCTTCCCCGTAAAGGGCGGGCAAACAAAGCTAGAAAACAGGTAAAATACCTGTTTCATAGTCCGTTCGCCAACCCCCACTGGAGAGAGAAGGGTTCCGAGGAATCGATGATCAAGATCCACCAGGGAAACCTGTTGGACTGGCTTCAAATATGGTACAATAAAGTCCATTTCTGGGCCAGAGGTTCCTTACCGACCACTGTGCATGTACACGAAAGAAATTCTTTCGGTCATACTCTCCGTCGTCTCCTAGTGACACAAGGCCTAACAACAGTAATTGCTAGAATGAAAATTTCACTTTTCGTTCTAAACAGTTACGTCGGTGGCATCCGAGTCACTTCTACGCAAGACCTTGGCATCCGAATACGGCTCGTAAACGGATTGCCTAAGATCCTGCCCTTGTACGCACGAGCTGCGATTCGAGGGAAGGCCTTAGTTTGGATACGGATTTGGGCCACTATCCTCAACTCCTATAAAGGTTTTGAAGGTAAGTGGGGTTTACCGCCACTCGGCAGTATTACCGCCCCTCATCCAAATCTAGAACTAAGCCCGTGTTATCAAGATTATCTACGATACATTAATGTATTCTGGAGACTCTTGAGAAACATGGGTGCCAACCTCCGACCGCAGTTCATGATAAGGGATCTCTTCTTTACCTCCAAAGCTGGGCCAAACCACCCAAATTCAGTTCTTGGGTCGGGAATCGATGCTTATGCATGGACTCTCCAACCTCGGAACCTTATAAGGGAGTGGCTCGACGCTACGGGGCAGAAGGAGCTCCTTCTAGACTTTCGGAAGATATCGAAAATGGTTCCACTCCTACAGTTCACTGGACTTAAGGCGGCGAAGCCTGCCTATCGGCCCAATGGTACTATTAGGAAATGGATACCTGTTCAGTTGACTGAACTATCCCTCGGCCGCCTGCATGCTCTTTATGAGCCTGCAGGTAAGGTGAGAGTGGTAGCCATAGTCGATTACTGGACTCAAGCGGTACTAAAACCTGTCCATGATTGGATGTTTAGTATTCTCAAACTAATCCCTACTGATGCTACTTTTGATCAGGAAGGAAAGGTACGAGAATTTGCTCGCAAGGGGTACAAGGAAATTTATTCTTTGGACCTCAAGTCTGCTACTGACACCATACCCATGGGCTTGTATATAAAGCTCCTTGAGCCTATCTTCGGGTCGTCTCTCGTACAATTGTGGAAAAGCTTACTCGTCGACCGAGACTTTCTGAAACCGGCAGAGCTTCGAGAGGATACTTCGTACCCCACTAGACTACACGCTGTGGTCTCATTGGGTCTACGCGGTCTTCTTGCGCCTTTGAAGACGGATCAGATCGTACGGTACACGACAGGGCAGCCGATGGGTGCCTTATCGTCGTGGTCATCTTTGGCTTTGATACACCATCTCCTCGTTCAATACTCCGCACACACTGTGTACGGGGTAGAGACTTGGTTCATGGCATATCTAGTTCTGGGTGACGATGTTATTATTGCTGATAAACTCGTGGCAGAACGGTACCAAACAATCCTTGCCTCCTTCGGTATTACTGTAGGCTTAGCCAAATCATACATCTCAAAAGATGGTATGTTTAACTTTGCCAACCAGTCATTCGTTGGAGACGATAATATATCACCACTTTCCCTTCGCGAGGAGGTAGGAATAGATTCCCTACCTTCTCGTGCTGAGCTTGCCCTAAGGGCGGCCCGGAGAGGGTGGATAGACTTATCTAAAGGCAATTGGTTGGCCCCTCTTCTTCGACAGTTTATCACACCGCAAATGTATCGCGAGGTGATCAACGATCTTCGAAAAGGAGACCTTCACCCTGTGGTTAGTTGGGTTACTTCGGTCCTTTTCTGTCCTGGAGTCACTAAATTTAGTGATTACGGGATCAGAGAAGTTTCCATTAATACTTTCCTGGCGTGTTTAACGCGAAAGGTCAGTTTGTGGAATAAACCGTTGGTAACTCTCAACTCAGAGGTGAGAGATTCGACCCGCGAAGCTCTGATAATAGACATGGTTAGCAAAACTGCTGACCGTCTATATAAAGAGTTTCTGAGGTCAAGGGAGGAACTTAAGCAGTTCGAGTCTTGGCTCATAGGACAGACAAGCGTTTCTGTAGAATATGTCCTTAAAAACATATTTGAACAGCAGCGCTCTACTGCCCTTGACCGGTGGTCAAAAGACTACCGGGAGTTTGTGAAAACTCTCCAAGTTCTCGGTCGCATAAGGGGGCTGAACGTCTTTCTGTACGAACATACTCTCGGTATGTACATCGACGAGATCATAAAGATCTTGGTTGAGGCCGAGCGTGCAATCCCAAGGATCCCAGATTTCTCCCAAGGAGATGTCTCTGCACTAACAGTGCGGACGATAACTTCTGAGGAGAGTCTGGAACGGTTCTTGAAGATTGCCAAAATCCTAGGGACGATTGAGACTGTGACAGTCGGCACTCC